TACAGATGTAGAAGCCAGAGGAAAAGAAGCTGCTCGTATGGGCATTATTCTTGACTCATGGATTGGTTTAGCACAAACGCAAGCACGTTTTGCTGGTGAAATGAGTGGCCCACAAATAACACAAAGAATATCTGATGTTGTTATGAGAGCTTCTGGATTAACAGCATGGACACAAGCTGGCCGTATGGCTTTTGGTTTTGAACTTATGGGTGGCATGGCTGATTTAGTTGAAACACCATTTGCCAAGTTAAGCGCTAAGAAACAAAAAGCATTAACTAGATATGGGTTTAATTCTGATACATGGGATTTAGTAAGGAAGTCAGAGCTATACGATTATGATGGATCTAAATTCTTACGTCCAGAAGAAATACGTTTAGCTACTCATATGCCTAAAGATCAAGCACAAGAGTTATCTTTACGCTACTTAGAAATGATGCATACTGAAATGGATTATGCAGTGCCTACAGTTGGATTGCGCGCTAAAGCATTTTTAAATGGCGGAACTAGAGCTGGAACAGCAGCTGGTGAATTAGTAAGAAGTTTCTCTATGTATAAAAACTTCTCTGTGCAAGTTGTGTTTACTCATTTATGGGAAGCCATGAATCAAGCTACATTTAAAGCTAAGGCTGGATCTATAGCTGACTTGGCAATAGCTACTACAGCTATGGCTGCATTAGCAATGCAACTGCAAGAGATACGTAAAGGCCGTGATCCAAGACCAATGAATACTCCAGAGTTTTGGGGTGCTGCATTCCTACAAGGTGGTGGCTTAGGTATTTATGGTGACTTATTATTTAGTAATGTTAATCGTTTTGGTGGTGGCTTAGAAGATACATTAGCTGGCCCTGTAGTTAATATGGCTAATAACATTAAGAACCTAACATTTGGTAACTTACAACAATACATTCAAGGCAAAGATACTAATATCGCTGGTGAATCATTGAAGTTTTTAGAAACATATATGCCAGGCAAAACACTATGGTATGGATACTTATTGTTCCAAAGAGGATTCTTTGAGAGATTGCAATTGTATGTAGATCCTAATTATCAATCTAAACTAAATAGAATGCAGACCAAATACCTTAGGGAAACTGGCCAGCATTATTGGTGGCGTCCAGGCGAAGAAAAGCCAGATAGATTACCAGAGATATCTAGTGAAACTTTATTGACACAATAGCAAAAATGGTATAGACAAAAACAAGAATATAGTTAAAATAAGGCAAAGGAAAAATCATGGCTGATTATGCAATAACGAGCGTAGCAAGACGAGTAGTATACACAGGATCTGCGGGTGTAGGCCCTTACGCCTTCTCATTCCCTGTATTAACTTCTACAGATATCGCAGTATATAAGAACACCACACTACTTACTTTAACCACAGACTACACTGTAACCATTAGTGGAACTACAGGAACTGGATCAGTCACATTAGTAGTAGCTGCCACAGGTGCTGATCGTATTACAATCGTTGGTGCAAGATCTATTGAGCGTTCAACAGACTTCGTAACTGGTGGTGACTTCTTTGCTAACACACTTAATACAGAATTAGATTCAGAAACAATCTTTATTCAGCAAATTGCTGAAACAGCAGAGCGTTCTATTAAAGCGCCTGTAACAGATCCTACATCTATTAGCATGACGTTGCCAGCAGATACAACACGTGCTAATAAGTTTTTAGCATTTGACTCTACTGGTAATCCACAAACATTAAATGCTGTTGGAACATACAAAGGTAATTGGGCTACAGGCACAGCATATGTATTACAAGATATCGTTAAAGATACATCTAATAGCAATATCTATATTTGTATTACTGCACATACATCTACAGGATCACAACCTATTTCAAGTAATGCCGATGTAGCTAAATGGTCTTTAGTTGTAGACGCTGCTAGTGCTTCAACTAGTGCTACCAATGCTGCTACAAGTGCAAGTGCTGCTTCAACATCAGCTACTAACGCTGCTGCTTCTGCTTCTACTGCATCTACTCAAGCAAGTAATGCTTCTACTAGCGCATCGACTGCATCTACTCAAGCATCAAACGCATCTACAAGTGCAACCAATGCTGCATCAAGTGCAACAGCTGCAAGTGGATCAGCAACAACAGCTTCAACACAAGCAAGTAACGCAAGCACATCTGCTACAGCTGCTGCAAGTTCAGCAACTGCTGCCGCTTCTAGTGCAACTTCTGCATCTGGATCTGCTACTACTGCTACAACACAGGCTTCTAATGCATCAACTTCTGCTACAAACGCAGCTTCATCTGCGACAGCAGCATCTGGTTCAGCTTCAACTGCAAGCACACAAGCTACTAATGCTGCCTCATCTGCTAGTGCAGCTTCTACGTCAGCAACTAATGCTTCTACGTCAGCCACTAATGCTGCAACAAGTGCTACCAATGCAGCTACATCAGAAACTAATGCTGCTGCTAGTTATGATGCTTTTGATGACAGATATCTTGGTGCTAAATCAACAGCTCCAAGTGTAGATAATGATGGAAATGCTTTATTAACTGGTGCTTTATATTGGAATACAACAGGAAGTCAACTATATGTATGGAGTGGATCTGCATGGAATGCTGCTGCATTTAGCACATCTGGTGCAGTAACATCATTTAATACTAGAACTGGTGCTATTACATTAACATCTGGTGATGTCACTGGTGCATTAACATTTACTCCACAAGCATCTGATGCTGAATTAACTGCTATTGCTGGATTAACTTCTGCTGCTGATAAAGGTATCCAATTTACTGGATCTGGAACTGCTGCTACATTTGATTTAACAACAGCTGGTAAAGCATTGTTGGATGATGCAGACGCTTCTGCACAAAGAACAACATTAGGTCTTGGCACTATTGCTACAGTAGCTGCCCCTTCTGGCACAGTAGTAGGAACGTCTGATACTCAAACGCTTACTAATAAAACAATTAGTGGAGCTTCCAATACTATTTCTAATATTGGATTATCAACACAAGTAACAGGAACACTGCCATTAGCAAATGGTGGAACTGGAGCTACATCACTAGCTGCTGCTACTATTGCTACACAAGGATACACAACTACTGCTACTGCGGCTGGCACAACTACACTTACTGTATCTAGCACACAGTTACAATACTTCACTGGAACAACTACTCAAACAGTAGTGTTACCAGTAGCAAGCACATTAACAGTAGGCCAAAGATTTGAAATACATAATAACTCTACTGGATCTGTTACTGTTCAATCTTCTGGTTTAAATTCTGTCATTGTTGTAACAGGAAATACAACTGCTGTTATAACATGTATATTAACTTCTGGAACAACTGCTGCATCATGGGATGCTGACTATACAGGATTTACAACATCTGTTCCTGTAGCAAATGGTGGCACTGGTAATACATCAGCAACTGCTTATGCTTTAGTAGCTGGTGGAACAACTACCACAGGAGCATTCCAATCATTAGCATCAGTAGGAACAGCTGGTCAAATCTTAACATCTAATGGTGCTGGCGCATTACCAACATTTCAAACAGCAGCTGGAGGTGGCGTAACATCATTAAATGGTCAAACAGGTGCAATTGATAATACTACTCAATATGCTATTGGTAGTTATATAATGGGAAGACCAGCTAACTCATCTACATCTTACAATAATACAACTGTAGCTGGGACAACTTTATATGCTACATCATTTACGGGTTATCTTGATCAAACTGGTGAAACTGTTGTTCACGCTTTTATTGGAACTGGCATGTATATTCCGGGTCTAGGTTCTTATCAGAATACAGCTGGAACATCATTAGTAAATACAGGATCATGGAGATGTGTTTCATTATCAACTGCAGGTGGAATGCCTAGTGGTGGCAATGTAGGAATGGCGGGTCTTTGGGTTCGTTACGCATAAATAAAAGGAAAATATATGAAATATAGTCAAGTTAGAAATTGTAAATGGGCAACAGAAGATCATTCATCTATTGAATGTGAAGTTTATTTTGATGATATTAATTCAGAAGAATGGACACCTTTTGGTGCTAACCCTAATGACCACTACGAACATGGTCGTGAGATATTTGCTAGAGCAGTTGCTGGTGAGTTTGGTGAAGTGGCAGAGTATATTCCACCACCACCACAACCAAAACCAAAATTAAAAGATCCAACAATAGATGTTACACCAACAGAGGTTACAACTGAACCTACTGTTTAATGTTTATACATAAAGTAGCAGAACCATTTCCACATCTTGTTATTGAAGATTTTTATAATCAAGATGAATTAAAACTTATATGGCAAGAGTTAGATTTTTTAACTTCACCCAATAAGTTAATGCCAGCTAATCTAAATGGTTCAATTGAAGCAAATCATTTATCTGTTGTATTAGATCAAGTTTATGCTAATCGTAGCATTTCTGATATATTAACTGTAAATAAAAAAGCTTTAAGCAAAGAAATAAAAGATGCTTTTGTAGAGTTAAACCCAATACTAGCTCATATTAATTTGGTTAATACAGATTTAACTAAGATTAAATATTATGAGAATTATAATGGGTATAAAAAACATCAAGACCTTGCTAGGTTTACTGCATTAACTTATTTTTATAAAGAACCTAAAGAATTTGAAGGCGGTGATTTATACTTTAATGACTTTGATTATACAATTAAGTTAAAGAATAATATGATGGTTTTATTTGTGGGTGCTATCTGGCATGAATCTTTACCAGTATCTTTAAAACAAGAGGGTCATATTACAGGTAAAGGTAAATATACTATGACACAGTTTTTTAATATAGATGAAAACATACGATAACTTTTTAACAGAGCAAGATAAAAATTATATACAATCTATTATTGAAAGCCCTAAATGGCAATGGGGTCATAAGTCTAATGGAAACTCTATAGGTTCTTTTTGGAAGATAAACAAACTTGAGTTTGATACATTTTTTAATCCTTACTTATTAAATAAAATTAAAGAATTAACAGGCGATAATTTAGCTATAGAACGCATATACATGAATGGTCACACAAGTGGTGGTAATGGTAATATGCACAAAGATACAGAACTTGAAGATGGTAGAACATTTTTAATCTATTGCAATTCTGAATGGAATATAGAATGGGGTGGTGGAACTTATTTGGCAGAGAATGATACTATAGTTAATAACAAACCTTATTCAGCAGTTTACTTTAAAAATAACAAAGATCATTGTGGTTTGCCAATAAGCAAAGAATTTAATGGGTTACGAGTAACCTTAGCATTTAAACTTTTAAAGATAGGGTAATATAAAATATGTATTCAATATTTCACACTTCCCAATGTGGTTCAACATTATTAGGTGCTTTACTAAGTAAGTCTTTACCTACAAAGAATGAGCCAGAGTGGTCACATAAAATAGCACAACAAACAAACCCATTAGAGTTTGTTAAACAAAATGCTAGTGACAATGAGATTATTAAATACCCTAGTGTTTATTGCTATTTAATGCCACAAATTGAAGGTAAGAAAGTATTTGTATATAGATCATTAACATCTCATATAAATAAATTAAAGGATAGTCCAGATCTAGTATTTCATTTAAATACTATGACTCCTAACTTTCATTTTAAAACTAAAAAATGGGATATGGGAGAAACTGAAACAACTATACAAACTTTATTGTGGATGGATAGATGTTTTTGGACAATAGACTCAAAAGATGTTTTGTTAATTAATGCTAAAGATTTATTTGAAGATCAACAAAAAGTAGCTAAAAAAGTGTGTGTTCATTTTGGTATAGAGTATGTGCCAGTAGAGATTAACTATGACGTTAAAGATGCAGAGTTAAATCATACAGATAACCCTATTGAGTTAGATAATGTTGCTGTAAAAACATCTTTTGTAGAGCCACCAGATGCTGCTGATTTTGAATTAATGAGATGGGTAGATAGCATTGTAGAGATCCATCCTAAACTTAAATACTTTATGTAGGGAATATGTATGGTTAAGCATAACGTAAATGAAGTAGAGTCAAGACTAAGCACACATGAAGAAGTATGTGCTTATCGTTATGAGTCAATCAATGCTAGATTGAAACGACTAGAGCAAATCCTATTAGGCACTGCTGGATTTGTTATTGTATTCTTACTGACACAGATATTCAACAAGTAACCATGCTTCTTACTAGACAAAACTTGCGCAAACTATACGCATGCTTTGTTAAGTTGCCACCATTTAATGGCTATAGAATGCCAGCACCACACAAAGTTCAGTTCGGAATCATCAATACCAGTGGTGATGTGCTTGGATACTTTCATACAGATCCTACACGCATCGAAGTAGATGTATCTAATGACACCTACCTAAAGATAAGCGAAACACTTATGCATGAGATGATCCATTGCTTATTGTATTATCACAATCACAATGACTTCGATGCACATGAAAAGAAGTTTAACAAATATGCTAACATCATATGCAACCTATATGGATTTAATAAAGAGGAGTTTTAGATGGACCCAATAACCTTACTATCAGCCTTTGCTCCAGTAGTCATGGACTTAGGAAAGTCTTTAATCAATAAGTTTGTAGCACCAGATGTATTCAAGCCAGCAACTATAGAGCAGTATGCTCAGATGAAGCAGATTGATCTTGATTTCTTTAAGGTTATGAATGAAGCTGGTGGTGGTAATCCATCATATCCATGGGTAGAAGCTGCCATTAGATTGATGCGCCCTATCATTGGTGTGATTGTATTAGGCACATGGGCATACACAGTATTACATGGCACGATGTCAGATGAAGTAAACAACTTTGCATCAGCAGTTGGCTTCTATCTATTCGGTGAGCGTTCACTATTTTACATTAAGAAAAAATGAATCTATCCCCACACTTTACACTCGAAGAATTAATAGCGTCTGAAACAGCTGACAGACAAGGTATAGACAATCAGCCAACAGATGTAAAAGTAAAGAATCACCTAAAATTTTTAGCCAAGAATTTGGAGGATGTCCGTGAATGCTTGGGAAGCCCTATTCATATTAACAGTGCTTATCGTTGCCTCATGGTTAATACTCTACTTGGAAGCAAGCCGACAAGCGCTCACGTCAAAGGACTGGCGGCAGATTTCGTCTGCCCAGGGTTCGGAACACCTAAAGAAATTGTTAAAAGATTATCGTCTAGCAACGTGGCTTACGATCAACTTATATTGGAGTTCGATCGTTGGGTTCACATTGCGTTTGCAGAAGAAGGTTACATCCCTCGTAAACAAACTTTAATCATTGATAAACAAGGCACTAGACAGTTCAAGTAATGCATGATATCTTAACGATACCTAACTACATGGGATCGTTATGGCTACTAAATCATACAAATCCGTATTAGTAATATCAGACTTACATATACCATATCACCATCCAGATGCATTCAACTTTCTTAAAGCGCTCAAGACAAAATACAAACCCGATCTCGTTATTAATATTGGTGACGAGCTTGATATGCATGCGATGTCTATGCATGATAGCGATCCAGATCTATTCTCTGCTGGCCATGAGTTGGCAGCGTCTATTGCATACATTCAAACACTAGAAAAGATATTCCCTAAGATGCAGATTGTGCATAGCAATCACTCATCTATGTTATACAGACGTGCATTAAAGCATGGCGTTCCTAAAGGTTACCTTAAACATTACAATGATTTCCTAGGTGTTGGCAAAGGCTGGCAATGGGAAGAAGATATTACTGTCACCTTATCAGATGGATCAAGGTGCTTCTTTACACATGGACTATCTGCTGACGTATTAAAAGTAGCTATGCAGTATGGTATGAACACAGTCCAAGGTCACTACCATACTAAGTTTAGTATTGGTTACTATTCAAATCCAGATGCGCTAGTTTGGGGCATGCAAGTCGGTTCACTTATCAATCAAAAGTCAATGGCATTTAACTATGCTAAAAACTTTAAGACAAGATTCATCGTTGGCTGTGGAATGATCCTTGATGGCCAGCCAAAACTTATGCCAATGGTTCTTAATACAAATGGTAAATGGAATGGTAAAATTGTGTAGTGGAAAACCCTACATCAGAACAGTTACATGCTTTAGATAAACTCATAGGACGTAAGATATGGGATATCGAAATCATTGAGGAAAATAACGAAACTATCGTTAGAATTTTTTTCAGTGAAAATGAAGATGATTTTATACTTATCTATGCTCAATATATGGAAATGTCCATAGTCACACCAAAACCAACGCAATTACACTAAAAATGACCCACACAATCGCTCTATAACGAACGATCTGTGAGTCACCTATACCATCATATCAATTTAATGCATTCGTGAGTTTGGCTGCACTACAGTGACGTCTATTGGCCCGTCAAGATAAACAGTCACTGCTCCAGCTGCAAATGTATCAAACAAGATATCCATTAGCTCTTTTGTGATATTTACATCTGGATGATTCCTCTTAACGATATCTACCCACGCGTTAAAATTATCTTCTGCTTCTGTATTTTCCATACTTTTCTCCTTAATAGAATATATGATTGTTAATAACTACTTTTATAGGCTTGCCCCACTGGTTAGGTAAAGCTACGCTATGAAAATGTGTGCTGCCCTTACTTGTATCTTTGATCTTTTTGTTTAGAATTTTTTCAGCTAAATCTAGATATGGTCGCAACTTCTGCATGTCATAATCTTTTGGCTTGGTAGTCCATTCAAATTGGTATGGCCTATAAACTTCAAGACATACTTTGTTGCGGTCATAGTTAGCTCTGCGATACAAAACGTAACCCACTGCCACTTGCCCACTAACTGGCTCTGCACCAGCTTCGTGAGCAATCGTTAATGCCATACACATCATTGCTGCACTTATCATTTTATCTTGCCCTGTAAAGTGAAAAACTCTTTAACTCCAAGACTTTGCATCAACTTCTTCTTTACATAGTCTTTATGATAGCCAGCAATAGATAAACATATATCTCGTAAATCCTGTGGCTCTCTAGTTAAAAAACTAATTGCATTGCATCTCTCTAGTAACGTGCATTTATTATTTATTGCATCATGCATAGCACTTGAGAATAATGCTATAAATAACTTACCTTCCGGAGTGAACCGATATAAGTCTGTTGTGTCTAATACCGCTTGATCTTCTGCATCTAACATAAATTTCCTTTCATTAGGTATGTTTAATGTTTTTGCTTATATACTTTGTATCGCAAAATACGCATAATTTGCGTAACAAGTAATCTTGCTTGTCATAAATAAGGACTAACACCATGTGGACAACTCCAGCAGCTACTGAAATGCGCTTTGGCTTCGAAGTTACAATGTATGTAATGAATAAGTAATCCAAGCCATAAGGCTAAGGGCAATGCCTACGGAGATCTTTGTTGCTCTCCATACGCGTTGCCTTTTTTCTTTTGGCGACTCTAAATTTACTTCGTATTCATATCCATTAATTTCTTTAAACGAGCGTGGAAAACGCCACTCAAAAGCATTGAAGTCTGTCTTAACTGGTTTCATTATTATCCTTTCGTTCTGTTGATCCTAGTGGCTTGTCTGCCTATGTATAGAACCTTCTTATCTACGGGTAAGCGGTCTAATGTCGGTAAGTTTACGTCGATTAGTGCTTTGAGTTTTGCTACTTTATCCTCTGTTGGAAGGCTAGAATTAACTAGCTGTTCTGACATTGCATCAAAATTCTTCTCCCATGTCAATAGATCTGGGCAACTAATTGCATCTTTACCCGGAATAAAGAAGGATAAAGCGTTAGTTTGTGGCTTTTTTGCAACACTGCCAGACCTTTCTGTAGCTAAATTACCATCATCATCCTCTGGGGCTATGCCACAAGTGGCCATAAGGCTATATCTACGGGCATATGTCAATGCACTACCATACCCTTGAGGATCTTGTTTAGGTGCTGGCACATGTAATATACCACCACTTAACTGCTCACCAGATTCATGCAATAGGATTGTTTCAATGCGAATGCCACTCTCACAATCGTGAGTTTGTTGAATCAATGCTATGCCATTGTTGTTTAACGCATCAAGCACGGCCTCAATACAGCCATCTAAAGCTACATACTTAGATCTAAAGTGAGGGTTTGTTGCTGTCTTTAATGCTGGTGCAAACTCTTTTTGTGCCTTTACAAAGGCTGCTGCTATAACTTTCATGTTTATTTATCCTTTTCAAAATATGATTCATTCTTCTTGAGATTAATCTCTGCCCATACTACTGCTACTATTACCATTAACAATAGGAGTCCACCACAAATACCTAACCCCCATAATGCACAAATCAAATCTTTCATATACGATCCCTTATAGATAGTTTAGATTGACGAATAACATAACCTTCTTTTGCTGGCACAGTTTTTGCTGGCTGTGCTTTATACTGACGCATAGGCCATGAGATCTTGTAACGACCCGCATGACATATCTCTTTATCGCGCATCTGATCCATAATGTTGCGCTGTAATCTATCAATAGCTTCTTCTGCTTCTGCAATAGCTTCTCTTAAAGTAATGATCTTCTCAGCTTGTATTTCAATCTCTGGAATCTCAATAACTTCTTTTTCTGCATGGTCAAAGATCCTTGTTGCTTCTGCACTTGTTGCTAATGGATACCAATCAATTTCAGACTCACGTTTATACTTCTGAATCTTCTCATTAAATTCAATGGCCGCTTGACGCACCATATTGACTTGATCTTCATTATACTCATATAGGAATATTCTTAACTGCGTTCCTTTATATAAGACGCAAAGTGCGCCCCATGATGCTTCCATAATGTCCATCTGGCCTTGTAATTGAATGACACCACGATAAACTGCTGGTGTATCTTCAACATCTTGGCCTGTAAGTTTGGCTTCAATGATACCTAAACCACTGAGTTTAATAGAATCTTTATTCATAACATAAATACCCTTATCAATGTCTGTAAATATAATAGAATCATTACCCTTAGCTGTGCCATCAAGACTGCATGCTAATGGAATGTCACGATGAAAGTATGCTTTATCGTGTTCTAAATCATACGATTCAAGTCCGAGCCTTGTTGCTGACTCTGCAAGAATTGTTTTCTCTAGCCTGTTGCCCCAGTCCATAGCTTCGTTGTTATTAAACTCTGGCTCTTTGCCATGTAATGAATCAATAGATACTTTTAATTCATCATTGGCTGTCCGATACTTGCTAAAACCAAGCACGGCCGGGAGTCTACTGCATGACAAAATGTCATTGGGTGTTAGTTTGCCTACCATAGATTGATATCCTTATTTAATTTATGAATGTTTTTCATTAAACGATACACACTTCCTTGACTCCACTTCTTACGCCTATAAGTTAGTATGCCTAATGCGTTAAGATCTTCTGCATACTTCTCAGCGTCAAAGGATTGATTTCTACCCTTAACTATCTGTATCACATCAATCATACCAAGTGAAAACTCTGCGGCCTTGCGCCTTGTTGCATCGCCGCCCGCTTGTGAAATTCTTTTAATGTCTTTGGGTGGCGCACCTAACTTGATGCCACGTGCTTTGGCTGCCTGTAATGCATTCTTGGTATTGATTGAGATTTGCCGACGTGTTTCCTCATTTAATACAGCTCTAATATGTAATTCAAAGATAGATGCTTGAGGGCTTTCAGCTACAACAATACTATTGGCTGGTAATTCTTCCAATAGTTTTGACATCAATGCAACTGATCTAGTAAGACGGCATTGTTTGGCTACCAATAATTTACAACTTGGATCATGCTTTAACATATCCAAAGCTACAATTAAATTTGCCCTATCATTGTGACTGCCAGATTCTACGTCGGTGAGTTCTGTTACGATTTCAGCGCCTTGTTGCTGGGCGTATGAAAAGCAAATTTGCTTTTGAGCCTCGAGGCCTAATCCCGATTGGCCTTGTTTGTCGGTGGAAACTCGATAATATGCTATAAATTTCATGCCTTTATGTCCTTTCACGGATTAAAAAAAAGATATTGAGCCATGATTTTAACACGGCTCGATATCTCTGTGCAAGTCTTAAAATGGTATTTCTTGATTCGGATCGTTGTAGGCCATTTGGTAGCCTTGCTCATAGTAATCTATCTGTGATACTAGATCTTGTATAAGATAGGTTATCTCTTGAGGCGTAGCCGTTTTAGCCCATTTCTTAATCTGATCGCCATTCATATAAAGAATATCCTCATAAGAAAGGCCGTAGTCGTAAGAATAAGAGCCGTAGCGACTTTGTTTGGCCTCGGGTTTGCGATCTACTTTTAAAACGATCTTATCCCATTGGATCAATAATATCCGATCTCGTAAGGCCATAACGTGAGCCACGTCGAGCGATTCTTTGCTCGTATGTTCGTTGGCATAGCCTATCGAGATATTTAAACACTCGGGTATTAAATGAGTATATTCGGCCGTGTCGGTATATACGCCCGTGTCGTCCAATTTATAACCCATGCCGAAAAGATCGGCGATCTGTAGCCCTAGTTTATCACTACAGGCTCTCGATCCCGATTGGTGAGTAATAATCGACGTTGTGCCTCGACGATCAAAAGCGATCGCATGAGTGAAAGTCTTGAGAAAATCCTCGTGATCTTTTGCGATCTGTGATGATCCCCAACAACCCATTTCCTCGCCTCTGTGAAATATATACGTCCCAGCAATACCAGCCTCGATCATTTCCAGCATTAAAAATACACCAGCACCATTATCAGCACCGAGGCAATCCGATTTATCATCTACAAAGGCAACATCAAAAGAATCCAAATAGACATTTTGCTTTATAACGTCGGGATCTTTTTTGTGCATTGTATCAATGTGACATGACCATAAAATGCGATTCTTATTCTTTGATGTGATCTCGTGAGAATAGGCTATGATCTCGTTCGCTTTACTTTTAATCGGCTTAAAGCCTTTTAAATAATGCTTAATGAAAGCCTTTTCACCTTTCGAGCCATGTTCTCGGCGATACGTCATTATGTTGAGTAATTTATTCACTTGTGGCCTCGCTTTTCTGTAATTCGGCCTCGAGTGATTCGGCATCATCTGTATGACAAATTGTGCCGTCCGATAATTCGTGAGAATCATCATTCACGGCATGAGAATTTCCCTCGCAGTCCTCGTGATCTAATAATATACAATCGTGATGATGCACCATGCCTCGAGAAGTAGAAACCAGATCATCTAAATGATAATACTCGCCGTTATACTCATCATAATAAATATTATTATCCTCGAGATAATCGGGATCATAAGCATAATCGCCAACCCAGATCACGTCATTATTATTAATCCATGCATCAGTTCCGTTACAACTACGAGCCGACGTATATTCATCAAGACAATCTAGGCAAATATCGCCGTCCATGTCGTCCTCGTTAAAATAGCCGTCGCAACATTCACAGTGATACTCTTCCTCTTCCTCTTCTGTGCGTCCATTCGTATAAGTAAGATCAAAATCGCCGTCCTCAACAATCCGAATATATAATTGATCGCCATTCTTTTCGATTACACCTTGAGGAAAATTATCATTCGAGCCTCGATCGATATAAGGTGCAACATAGCCACCCTCTGAATGAGGCCTCGTAGTGATTAAAGTATCGATTAATGTTCCGTGTTTATATCCCATATTTTGCAAATATGACTTGAGGAAATTACCCTCGGTGTAGCCGTTAGGCTCGGGATATACTCGAATCCATTCCTTTAAATCCTCTCTTACAATGCAACGAGCCACGATATTATCGCCCGACTGAATGAAAGCAAGTCTTAAAACAGATCGATCGTGTGCATATTGTTTAATCCATTCGTCAGCATCACCTTTTCGATCGCTCATACATGATCGATATGTGCAGTTTGCATAAACATTAAACCAGCCTTGAGGATCATTCGAGCCAATAAATTTCACAGTCCAACCAGCCCGAGCCTCGATTAAAGTATTGTGATTCTCTACTATGCTTTTGATCTGTGCATCAGATAATCCAAATTCTATTTGATACGTTTTGAGATACTTTCCGAGCTTTGTTCTTACTTCTCGGCCTTTTCTCATGTGATCGATTGTGGGATAGTATGCGACTAGCAAGGGATCGGCCGTGGATTCGTGTAGATTGTGCAATATGTTATATTGCGAGAAATTAGAATAGACAGCCTCGAGGCCTATTATATATGAGGCATAATCTATCTTGATCCAATGGCCATGTTTGAATTGATCCTCAATATATTTGAGGCGAGGCTCAATTCTGTAGGCTACTTCACTCGATAATTGAGATCTAATCGTATTGAGATATTCAATCTCGCCGTCGAGGCCTATTTTCTTGCTTTTAATCTTACTTATATATTGTGAAACTAGTCGGCCAGTCGTTCTAATGACTTGTTTATTATATTTATTAGTGTATTTCTGTTCATAAGGTGCAACATTAAGCCTTATATTGCTGTGAATTAATCTCTCTATGTCGTATCGATCATGTATGAGATTATTCAATTTTAAAAGTCTTGATTCCATATATACCCTTTCAGAGTTTATTTAAAGAATGAGAGAATGAGCCGACATATTAAATAGACGGCCACACCACAATAGAAATATATAAATCCCATAACATATTTCATACATTGTTGGCCATATATACTATTAATGCGATCGTTTCAATGATAAAAAGAATCGAGATAATGACAAGCCATGAAGTTTCGGGCTTATGCCATTGGTCACGATCGAGAGGCTTACGCTTGAATGACGCTGGATCATACGGGTTATAATACATAGTTTTATATCCTTTCTGGATTGTAAAATGCCTTTATTGGCGATCTGATTATCTCATAGCTATATTAAAAAAGATATATTATTTTGCTATAATGTAGAGTATGAATATATCTAAAAGCTATACGATCCCAGAGGCGATAAAACTTAAAAAGATTAAGAATGAGGATCAGCGACATTTTGTGGTGATACCAATTAAGGCCGTGATCGATAGGCGAGTGACAGGCGAGAATTTACGGGCTTTATGTGCATTAGCTGGGTATTGTAATAAGTCGGGCTATTCATTCGTATCATTAAAGACGATCGCTAAAGACTTAAAATGCACACCACAGAATATCGGAAAGCATTTAAAAAAGATCGAGAGGCTGGGTTATATTCAATCGTTTAGTAATTACTTTCCTAACCTCAAAGGCAATACAAGGCGAATCATTTATGACGATAAGATCAAGCATGATGATCTAAAGAATGATGATCTATCGAATAATGACATCTTAACGATCCAAAGGCATACAATGCTATTGAATCAGATTGAATCGGATCAAGTGAAACCCGATAGAGATTCTGAATCAGTGAATCAGAGTGATGATCCTATACTAGCTATTTTTAAATATCTAAAGAGTGAGGGTGATATGTTGGCGATTGAGAAGGCTCTCGAGGCTGGATCAGATCCAATTAAGATACTTGATGGCCTATCAACAGGCTTGAGCGTATCAGAGGCGATCAATTACATAGGCTAAATGTTCGTTTAGCTGTCAGAAAAGAATCAATAGTAATTCATTAATGCTCTAAAACATGCATGGCTCTAGTGAGTTATCAGAAAGACGACCCTTTCCCCCCCACCCCGTCCGCTTCTATGAGGGGTATCTCACACAATTTTTCGCTAGAAATTAAGGAATTGATAACAAAGGATATCTCAAAGATGGTATGTCTTGGCAAAAGCAAACCTTTCCTACTGACTGTATTTAGTAATACATAATGATTTAAAACCTAAAGATCGTGCGACAATAGAACCTAACCCGATAATAAACAGTATTGTTTAAATTATCTTACTAACCAAATATGGTTGTAGCTTCTCGTTTATCTAGTCTAGATGTAATGCACTACGCTACATCCCCAGTGGTCAGATCCCCGATACTGTTGTTTGATCCCATCCGGGAACAACACTTAAGGAGAATCCACTGATTCAACACGTTTATCCCTATCTGTCAGCTACTACATTTAGGAGGGCTGGGTAATGGCCCCGTATGAGTAATATAAGCGATAAATAATTTTAAGTCAATCTATAAATACTATTGACATAGATATCTTAGTGATATATATTGAGCGTATGAAATATAACTCTGCTAAGGAATGGATGCAAGACATGTTTAAAGTGTTTGGCCCATGTGAATACAAAGCAGAAGTTATTACCGACAAAGGATCTGCAATATTCAAATCACCTCAATGGCGTGATGACCCCCCTAATCTAAAAGCATATAAAGCTATTGATTGTATCTTGCCAGTATTTTTAAGAAATGCTAAACAACAGGCAAAAGATAAAGATAAAAAGAAACTAGTCAAGCAATTAACCAAGTATAAGGAGAACGTATGAGTAGCGAATTAAAACCATTTCTAGTAAGACTGACACCAGAGAGTGTAGAGTTATTAGATAAAGCATCAAAGCAACTTAAAAGACACAAGGCAGTTATTATTAACCAACTTATTAATCAATACTTATCTGATAGCTTAAATGATATCAATGAGCGATTAAATAAGTTAAACGCATGATATTAGAATTACCATACCCACCATCAGTAAATACTTATTGGAGAGCCAATGGCAAAAGAAGATTCATTTCTAAAGAAGGCACTCTCTTTAAGCTGGCTGTCCAAGCTTACTGTTTCAAAGAGAAAGTTAAATCTTTTGGTGATAAGCGTCTTAATGTGTATATTAATATTCATCCACGTAGCAAGCGAAGATTTGATTTGGACAATTGTTTAAAGGCTATTTTAGATGCTATGATGGCAGCTGGTGTATATGATGACGATTCACAGATAGATCAGTTATCTATTAACAGAGTTGAGCCATGTGTAGGCGGTAAAACAATGGTGGTGATTAGTGAAATCTAAACCAGAAGTTACTTTTGAAGAAGCCCCCGTTGGTCAGTTTGGCCACAGATTTTGTTCTACATGTTATGCCCATGTTAAAAGTGATGGTGGCATGTGGAAGGTATCACCGAAGAAAACAAATAGACGCTGGATCTGCGCTAGGTGTCTAGAGAAAAGAGTTAAAGGCGCACCCGTTAAATAGGAGAATAGCATGGCGGAAGATAAAAAACCACGTAAACCAGGAACAGGCGTAGCATTTGTAAACGAAAATAAAAAAGAAGATTGGCATCCAGAGTGGACTGGTGAGTTTGCAGACCTTGATGGCAATTTATATTATCTTAATATTAAAGAAGCAGTAGGCCAACATCTTGGAACACCATATCGTCAAGTAAGTATTAAACCAAAAGTGCCAAAGGCTGCTCCAGCTAATGCAGCGCCAGCATCTTTTGATGACTTACCAGATGACTTACCATTCTAATGACAGATGAAGTCAAAACCAAAAAGCCCATTCCTTCACTTGCTGGCTATGGTGGTGTCCGTAGCCTTCAAAAGAAGCTTGAGCGTTCGACTACGTTGCAACAGAATCGTGAAGCTGTTAGCTATTCTCTTTTATGTTTGGCGAATACAAAGCTTACTGATGTTATGGAGTGGGATGAGCAAGGTAATATTAAAGTTAAACCGAGCAAGGATATACCAGAACACGCCTTGCAAGCTATTAAAAGCATTAAGTCAAATACTAAGACGGATAAAGAGGGCAATAGCTATACAACTCTTGATATAGAACTGTGGGACAAGGTTGGTGTATTACGTATACTTGCTAAAGCTTCTGGTTTGTTAGATAATCCGGAAGAATCAGATAAACCAAGCGTATTAGGTATTAACATACGCGCACCAGAGATCATAGACAATGACGAAACCACAAGACCCGATAACAAAGATACTGAATGATCGTCAAGTAACGCATGGTGGTTATTTGCCTAAATGTGTTTTCATTCAAGCGACCAAAGAAGCCATGCGCGATGAAAACGGAAATTGGTATAGATTAGATTCAGACATGCAAGAATCATTAGATATGGTGATACATAAGATTAGTCGTATTCTTTATGGAGATCCATATCATACTGATAACTGGCTAGACATAGCTGGTTATATTATGTTAGTTGGAAATCGTTTACAAATTGAGGAGGAATTTAATGAGCGCACCAAATGATTTAGAATCGCGTATTCAAAAGTTAAGAGATGCATATGCATTAAATAACATATATCAAACCGAAGCGTTACAAATTATTGATGCATTGCAAGCGCAACTCGCAGTGCTTAATCAATTACTAATGCTCGAAATTAAAGATATAGATGGCTAAAACAAAAGAAACATCTCAGAAAGCCATTCATGGCCCTGGGATTGATTTAGATTTTAGCACCGCTCCAACAACATGGAACTTTCTACAGTCAGACGCATTCGTGCGTGGACTGATGGGGCCTGTTGGCTCTGGTAAATCCTATGCATGTGCCGCAGAGATTATGATGCGAGCAGTCAGACAAAAGCCATCTCCAGTGGATGGTATTCGTTATACACGATTTGTCATTGTCCGTAACTCATATCCAGAATTAAAAACAACAACGATTAAAACATGGCAAGATTTATTTCCAGAGAACACCTTTGGTCCAATGTTATACACTCCCCCTATTACTCATCATATTCGTTTGCCATCTCGTGGTGAAGCAGCGGGTATTGATTGCGAAGTTATCTTTTTAGCATTAGATCAACCTAAAGACGTAAGAAAACTACTATCACTTGAATTGACTGGAGCGTGGGTAAATGAAGCTCGTGAACTTCCTAAAGCAGTTATTGACGGACTTACTCATCGTGTGGGTCGATATCCGACACAACGTGATGGTGGACCTACCTGGCATGGTGTGTGGATGGATACTAATCCAATGGATGATGACCACTGGTGGTATCGACTAGCAGAGAAGGATAAGCTTAATGGCAAGTATGCATGGCAATTCTTTAAACAACCTGGCGGTGTTACAGAAGTAGATCCTGGAAACTTACCAGACAATCCAGAAGCTAACGATCATATATTTTCTGGTGGCCGTTGGTGGAAGATAAATCCTAAGGCTGAAAACGTAGGCAATCTACCAGCTGGTTACTACATGCAGATGTTAGGCGGTAAGAACTTAGATTGGATTAAGTGTTATGCCGAAGGTAAATATACATACGTTCAAGAAGGCAGACCAGTATGGCCAGAGTATGATGACAGTGCCATGAGTGGTGAAGTAGATTACGATCCAGAGTTGCCATTGCAAGTGGGCCTTGACTTTGGTTTGACTCCAGCCGCAGTCGTTGGGCAAAGATTAAACAATGGACGATGGATTATATTAGATGAGATAGTTACATTTGATATGGGACTAGAACGATTTGGTCAGCAGTTATTAGCAGAGCTTAATGCTAGATACCCTAAAGCACAGATGATGATGTGGGGCGATCCAGCGGGTATGCAACGAGATGCTATTTACGAAGTGACTGCATTTGATTATTTAAGAACATTAGGATTACGCGCACAGCCTACACCATCTAATGACTTTAAGGTTAGACGTGAAGCAGCAGCAGCTCCCATGCAAAGACTTATTATGGGTAAGCCTGGACTTATGATTGCTACTAAATGCAAAATGATCCGTAAGTCTTTAGCGGGCGGATACCATTTTAAACGCGTAGCTGTCGGTGCTGGTCAAGAAAGATTTAAAGATGCACCTAACAAGAACGAACACTCTCACGTAGGTGATGCATTTGGATACTTACTTCTTGGCGGCGGGGAACATAAACGATTAACTAAGAGTCCATTATCAGCATCAACTGTAATTGCACAAACTGTAGCCAGCAATGACTTCAACATATTTGATTAGTCCAGAAGCCTTAGAAAACTTCCCGCATGTTGATGGAAGTTATTATTTGCCATTTCATGTAAACCATTTAGATAATCTAGATGGTATTGAAGGATATATTCAAATGTTAGGCCTAGAAGGATTTAAAACACAAATTGCTGGTCAAGCAACACGTGGGCCAGTGATTACAGCTTTTCTTCATGGCCAGCCAGTAGCTGTATTTGGGTGCGGATTACTATGGAATGGTGTGGCAGAAGTGTGGTCACTACTATCTCCGACATCTAAGCGATATCCAATAGCCATGATTCGCGCGTCAAAAGCCTTTTTAGATATCTGTTGGATAACATTTAACTTGCACAGATTGCAAATATCTGTTAAAACATCTGATAATGTTGCTATGCGCTTTGCTCTAGCTTTAAAGTTTGAGCCAGAGGGCATTATGGCTAAATATAGTCCGGCACAGGAAGATTTTACTTTATTAAGGAGATTGTAATGGGTGGATTATTTGGCGGAGCGCCAGACACTTCTGCTGCCGAAGAAAGTTTAGCTATGCAACGCAAGCAAATGGCAGATGCAGAAGCAAAGGCATTAGAAGATAAACGTAATTTAGAAGAACAAATGGCTGGCAGACGTAGATCAAGAGCAGCAACTGGTTCACGTGTGCTACTTTCAGAAGCAAGACTTAATCCAGAAACTGGCGTAGAAACGCTAGGAACTGAAACCCCACCAACAGGAGGATATTAATCATGGGCGGATCATCACCATCATCACCACCCCCACCACCACCACCAGTTAAAGATTTAGCGCCAGAACGTAGCGCAGCAACAGAATCAGCAGCTGCTAAACGTGCGCGTCAAAGACGATCATCATTGATTTCATCTGTAGCTACACCAGATGCATTAGGAGCTGATGCAACTTTAGGCACTGGAGAAAAAATATAATGAAAAAAGACAAAATGCAAGCTAAAGTTCATAAAGTTATGCGTGAATATAAAAAAGGCACATTGCATTCTGGCAAAGGTGGCCCAGTAGTTAAATCACAAAAGCAAGCCGTTGCTATTGCAATGAGCGAAGCTGGAATGGCTAAAAAGAAATGAAAGAAGTTTGGGATAAGGAAAGACCAAAAAGCTTAGGCAAGTCTAAAAAACTTACGCCTATGCAAAAAGCAGCAGCTAAACAAATGGCTAAGAAATCTGGTAGGCCATATCCCAATCTTGTAGACAATATGAGGGCATCTAAAAAATGAAAGCAGAATTATCGATTGAGTTAGATGACGAAGATATTAAGTCCAGCGCTAAATTTGTTCAGCAAGCTGTTAAGCTTATGGTTCAGCAGACAAAGAATAAAAAGCCAGAGTTAATGGATTCAGAAGAAGATAAGATGGAAGAAAATGGCGATTAATGTATTGCGTGAGTCGGACACGACCAAATCACGTCATGTTAATCCAGCTTATGTAGATAAGGATGGCAATAGTTATATTGCTAGTTCTGATAGACCATTTCCTATTTTGGATATTAATCACTTACGTTTACATGAAGGTAAAGCTTTTAAGGCATACAGAATATATCCAGACGCAACAAAGTTAGCAAATGGAGCAAGCTGTAATATAGCTATTGCATGGGCTAGTGGCGTATATGCACACATAGCAGTCGATGCAAGTTGCGGTGGTGATGCTGAACTTTATGTTTATGAAGGAGCAACTGTAACTGGTGGCACATCATTTACAGCAGTTAAAAGAAATAGAACAAGTGCAACAACAAGTCAATCAGCAATATTAATTAATCCAACTGTATCAGTCACTGGAACTGAAATTGATGCAGAAATTGTTGCTGGTGGCTCTGGTAAAAAATCTGGCGGTGGTGGATCTAATGTTTTAGAAATTGTATTAAATCCATTAACAACATATTTATTTAGATTGACTAATGTAAGTGGCTCTGCTCACATGGCTGAATTATTTTTAGAGTGGTATGAATAATGCCATTAAAGAAATATCAGAATCCTAAAGGTGGTTTGAATGAAGCTGGTCGTAAATACTTTAAACGAACAGAAGGCTCAAACTTAAAAGCACCAGTTAAAGCTGGCACTAACCCAAGACGAGTATCATTTGCTGCTCGATTTGGTGGAATGGCTGGCCCATTAACAGATGAAAAAGGCAGACCAACAAGACTAAAGTTAGCACTAAAAGCATGGGGATTTGGTAGTAAAGAAGCAGCACGTAACTTCGCAAATAGAAATAAAAAGGATTGATATGGCAGAGATGATGAGATTATCCGCTGATGATGTTTTAAAAAGACATGATAAAGCGCTAACAAAAAAAGAGGACTTTAGATCTTTATACGAAGAATGTTATGAGTTTGCGTTACCACAACGTAATCTTTATGACGGCTATTACGATGGTAAGACATCTGGCCAAAAGAAAATGAATCGTGTATTTGATGCTACTGCCATTAACTCTACACAACGATTTGCTAATCGTATGCAATCTGGCATATTCCCACCACAACGTAAGTGGTGCAGACTAGAGCCAGGCACAGATATTCCACAAGAGCGTAAAGCACAAGCTCAAGCTTCATTAGATATATACTCAGATAAAATGTTTGCTGCATTAAAGCAATCAAACTTTGATATTGCTATTGGTGAGTTCTTATTAGATCTATCAGTAGGCACTGCTGTAATGATGGTGCAACCTGGTGATGACATTAATCCAATTAACTTTATTCCTGTGCCACAATTCTTAGTATCATTTGAAGAAGGTGCTAATGGTCAAGTAGATAATGTATATAGACGTATGCGTATTAAAGGCGAGTCTATTATGCGTCAATGGTCAGATGCAAATATTCCAGAAGATCTACAAAAGAAAATAGATCAAAAGCCAACAGATGATTTAGACTTTATTGAAGCTACTATATTAGATCAAAAGCGTGGTGATTTTTGTTACCATGTAATTCATAGAGAATCTAAAACTGAAATAGTTTATAGACGTATGACTAGAAGCCCATGGATTGTATCTCGTTACGCTAAAGTAGCTGGTGAGATCTATGGTCGTGGTCCATTAATTACTGCATTGCCAGATATTAAAACACTTAACAAGACATTAGAGTTAGTATTAAAGAATGCTTCATTGGCTATTGCTGGTGTTTATACAGCAGCAGATGATGGTGTATTAAATCCTAATACAGTTAAGATTATTCCTGGCGCTATTATTCCTGTAGCACGTAATGGTGGCCCACAAGGTGAATCATTAAAACCATTGCCACGAGCTGGTGACTTTA